ACCGTATTTATTTGTCTTTTAAGCAGTTTATTAATTTGTATTCCCTGCACGGGATGTACGGTATCCCAAGCTAAGGTTAATACAGTGGTTCAAGATATCGCCGCCCAATCTGAAAATATTGTAGCCGGTGCAACGGCATTTCAAGAAGTGCTAGCAACATTTTCACCGACTGATGCAGCAAAACTTCAACCAGCAATTGCTACCATTATAACTGATGGAAATCTTATTAATACATTAGCTAATAATTATTTAACTGCTCCATCTGCCACACTCCTAACCCAAATTTCATCTATTCTTGATACATTAGCAACAACCGAATCATCGGCATTGCTTGCGGCTCTAGATATTAAAGATGCAAACAGTTTAAAAATTGCTCAAGCAGTATTAAGTGGAATCGCCGCTGGTGTAGTAATACTTGGTATATATCTAACATCTATTAATGTATCCGTTAGTGCTTCAACAACCAAAACTATTAATGGTTTGATTCCATATACAAGCAAACCCGTATTAGTTAGCGAATTAAACAAGGCAAAAGATCAAGGACTTGTACCACAATATACAACAATACAATCTCTGGGATTCTAATTATTAAAACGGGCCTGATCCTATCAGGCCCACCCTGGTTTACCTATATTCATTCTGGTTAAAATACAATTATAGTCGTATATCAACGACTCGGTGACACACGTAACATTGAAAGTATACAAAAAGGAATTTTCAATGATGTTAGGGTGTAGTAACCTTTTTGATTATTCAAATAAATCACTCAGAAACGGACCAGATACAACAACAGTTTACTGTAACTCTGGAGGGTATTTGTTATTAGAATCCTAATAAATACTTGCGCTGGTAATTTGCAATGATTATCATAATATGAAAATGGAAACAGCCCAACCCTTCCATTTGTCTTAAAGACTAATCAGCGATTCTTGAAATGCTTCCCTTCAAAAAAGCGTTTCTGTCTTAAAAAATAACCAAATATATCAAGTCCTTAAGTGAGATGAATGAGGCCGAGGAACGAGGCCGAGTGAATCTCACTTAAAACTACTGCGAAGCAGTAGTTGTTATATGAAATAGATATCTATTTTGTTTTCGCAGAAGTGTCTAGAGAGTAGAGACTTTAATGGTTGTGCTTCGTAAAGACTACCTGCTTCGCTTTGCTCGCAGGTAGTCCTTTATAATAGAGGTCTTTCGCTCGTCTCGTCTCGCTTACGCTCGCTCGTCTCGCAAAATCCCCTGTCGCTTCGCTCTTTTTGTTTTTGAGCAAAAAGCAAGTGCTTTGTTTTAATAGGATAAATATCATATGGGTAGAGGATTACATATAGCCTATGATATTTGAGCATGGCGGAAAATTCGGTCATTGGTGTGTATCATGGGATTTTGATCCTGTAGATTTTGTTGGATTTGTATATAAAATAACACATATTCCAACCGGGCGTGCATATATTGGAAAAAAATTTTTTTGGTTAACTACTCGTAAAATACTAAAAACTCGTAAAAATAGAAAAAAAATCATTAAAGAGTCAAATTGGAAAGAATATACTGGTAGTTCTAAATGGTTAAACTCAGATATTGAGTTGTTCGGGAAGAAACAATTCAAATTTGAAATTTTAAGTCTCCATGAATGTCGTTCAACCTTAGCATGGGAAGAAATAAGGTTATTAGTTATTAATGATGCTCTACGTGCCAAATTTTCCGATGGAACGAAAAAGTTTTATAATGGTATGATAAATGGAATAAAATATACCATCAATGATGAATCTGAAAAAGAAAAAAGATTTAAAGTATGAATGGAAAAATTTACAAGATAACAAATGTTATAAATGGAAAAGTATATATCGGTCAAACGATTCAAAAACGAGCTTCGTCAAGATGGCATGTTCATAAAAGTTTGTCAAAATATAAAGAAGAGTATTTGTATAGAGCTATTAGAAAATATGGATTAGAAAATTTTAAATTTGAAGTTATGCACGAAGGAATTGAAACTAAAAACAGAATTAGGATTATTAGAAACTCATTATATTGATTCATATAAATCTTTTGATTCAAACTTTGGGTATAATATGACGACAGGCGGCGAAACTTATACCTTATCTATAGAAGCAAGAAGAAAAATTTCAGAGGCAAATAAAAAAAGAGGGCCAATGTCATCGGAGACACGACAGAAAATTTCTCAATCTCATATAGGACTTACTGCTAGTGAAGAGACTAAAAAGAAATTATCTGATATCCGTAAAAATAAACCTAATAGCGGATGGTTTAAGAAAGGAAAATTACCAAATGAAACATCTTTTAAGAAAGGTATGATTGTTCCGAGAGAAATAGTAGAGAAAATAAGAAAAACAAGAACAGGAAAGAAAAGAGGTCCATATAGGAAAAAATTTAAACCAATGGGGTGACGTGATGGCCGAAGTAAATATTTCTGAGAAGCAATTACATACTAACTATATCAAGCTAGCCAAAATTATTCATCCCGATCATAATTCAAATGATCCTCTGGCCGATGTTAAGTTTCAAGAGCTTCAACAGCAATATGAAAAGGCCCAAAAATTAATTGAATCAAAACCTCAATATCAAGCATCTGTTAGTATATCTCTCAAAGAATCAATTTTAGGATGTGAACGATATTTTGTCAATGACGATAACTACAAATTTGTTCTTAATATTCCAGCAGGAGTAAAAAATAAGCAAACGATTTTGTATAGAGATTTAAATATAAATTCGGTCAAAAACACCATATTACATATTAAAATCCTCATAGATTTACCAAAAGATTACACGATTTCAGGTGATACTCTCATCCTTAAAACCTCCGTTCATTTTTGGAAATTATATTTTGGTGGTGAATATAAAATCAAGACTCCAGACGGATTACAAATTCCAGTACTTATACCTAAAAAGACGAAATCTGGTAAGATGTTTAGAATATTAAAATATGGTCTATGGAATCGTGCTGAAAAGAAACGTGATCCTCTTTATGTCCAGATTTTTGGTCGTTTTATTTGACTTTCGGGTATGGATATGATATAGTTTTATTGAGGGCTTAATATGGAATTGACGATGAACCAGAATACATCTATTTTTAGTAATCTGCTACAGATGAGTTTTAATGTGGCGGAAAGTCTTGAACAAACCACCATTATGTCTGAGCATATGCTTTATGCTATTCTTCAAAGCAAATCCTTAAAGGAATATTTCATTTCAAAAGGAATCGCCATTAACGAATTGCGCGAAGAACTTTTAAACCATATTAAATCAAATTCCCACCTGTTAAAAAATCAAATCAAAAATCCTGATGCCGATCCATCAACTATGGTTGGACAACTAACGGCAGATATTATGACAGTTTTTGAAAAGTTAGCGGAGAAATCAAAGACTGAAAAGCGCCCAATTGATCTGGTTGCTGTGTTACTTGAACTTAGTGTCTTACACCAATCATACACAAGCTATTTTCTAAAAAAGTATGGAGTTACAGAAGAAATTCTTTTGGAATTGAGAAAGACACAAGTATTTTCAGTTCCAGTAAATCAAATCAGAATGGGTCAAACTTCTCTTACTGACAAGAACGTTCTTGATCAATTTTGCGAAAATTTAAATGAAAAAGCAAAGACCGTTGGAACCTCTGAACCATTTATCGGACGCAATGATGAAATCTTAAAGATTGCACATACCCTTTCAAAAAGCAAGAGATGCAATGTTTTATTTGTTGGCGATTCTGGTGTTGGAAAGACTATGATCGTTGAGGGTCTTGCCCAAAGAATCAACGCAGGTAATGTTCCAACCCCTCTTAAGGACAAGGAAATTTACAGTTTGAATGTTGGCGACATTATTGCAGGGTCAAAGTATCGCGGTGATTTTGAAGAAAAGATTAAGATGATTCTTGAAGAATTGTCTCAGAAAACAAACGCCATTCTTTTTATTGATGAAGCACATCAAATGGACTCAGGAGAGGGCCACGGACAAATGGGTGTTGGTTTGGCATCTATGTTAAAACCAGCATTGACTCGCGGAAAGATTAAGGTTATCGCATCTACTACTTGGGAAGGCTATCGCAGAACTTTTGAAAAGGATACTGCATTGCAACGCCGTTTCCGTATAATTAGCGTGGGAGAACCTTCTAAAATTGAAACTCTTGAAATTCTAAAAGGTATCAAATCAAGTATGCAGGAATTTCATCACGTTGAAATTGATGATTCGGCTATTAGTGCGGCGGTTGAGCTAACTATGAAATATCAGCCCGACAAGCGCCTTCCAGATAAGGCCATTGATATTTTAGATAGTGCTTGCGCTCGTAAGAAAGTGGTAGAGAGCGAGAGTATCCTTATTGATAAGGATAGTATCGTTAGAGAAATTACTGATACGGGTATCGTAGTAAAGAGTGAGTCTACCAATGTTAATTCTGCAAAAGCAGTATTGACAATGGCAGAACGCCTTAAGAATGTTGTGTTCCATCAGGAACACGCTATTGATAAAACCACCAAGACGCTTATTATCAATCAGGCAGGACTAAAAGACCCAAACAAGCCGATTGGAACATTTCTTTTTGTTGGACCTAGCGGTGTTGGAAAAACATATCTTGCCCGTAAGATTGCGGAAGATTTGGGTATGACTCTTCTCAAGTATGATATGAGCGAGTATCAGGAAAAGCATACGGCATCAAGGCTTATTGGCGCACCCCCAGGATATATCGGCTACAGCGATACGGGCGCGGGTGAAGGTTTGTTAGTCAATGATCTGAACCGAAATCCGAATAGTGTTGTTATCTTTGACGAAGTTGAAAAGGCACATCCTGATATTTTCAATGTGTTCCTACAACTATTTGAAGATGGACAAATCACAAGCACAACTGGAAAGGTTGCCCGTTCAACCAATTGTATTTTTATTATGACGGGAAACCTTGGAACGAGAGAAGCTAGTAAAAGTATGGTTGGATTCAGCGAAGAGAAAACTGGTAAATCGGAATCAAACAAAGCCGTTGAACAATTTTTTCCACCTGAATTTAGAAATCGTATAACTGATATCATTGAATTTGAGTCCCTTGATGATGTTAGCTATCGCAGGATCGTTGTGGAACGAGTCAATGATATTGGCAAGTTATTGTCCAATCGTAACTTTATTATCGTTCCAAGCGAAGCTCTTGTTACACATATCTTGGAATTGAATAACAAGGATGAATATGGAGCAAGAGAAATAGAGAGGATCGTTCGCGATCTTGTCTATTATCCGCTCAGTGTTAAAATCCTTGAAGGACATATTGAAAATAATAGCACAATCCGTCTGGATTGGGTCAATGACAATCTTGTTATTGACTACAGCTTAAACAAAATTCTAGTTGAAGAAACTATTGATAAAGGAAAATAATATGAATGAAAAAGATAGGTGTAAATATTGTGGATTTATACATTTTCACGCCTTTCATTGTATAAAGGCTCGGTTGGTAAGATTAGTTGAACCGAAATGGAAAGAAATTAAATTAAAATAAGGAAAATAATATGGCACGAATATACGAAGAAACAATTACAGTACGATTGAGTACCGCTTTAAAAGATAACGATCCAGACCCAAAAATATCGTTTTTATCGGATGATGCTAAAGACACTCTTGCTAAAGCACTTGAGGGATTAGTAGATGATCCTGCCGTTGTTATTGAACTTTGATAGTATAAATAACATAGTTCACATATAAGCAGGTAACTATGTTAAGCAACAGGACAGATTGGGGCGAAGTTTTAGTTAGTGGGTTTAGCTGGCAAGGAAGCGTTGAAAGCGAACCCATCCACCGAAGTTCATATATTAGTCATGCCGTAAAAGGCGATGGTTTAGTCCATCGCGCCTCTGGTCAGCACACAATACAGGTACATACAATCAATTTTAATGGCAATATAGCTATAGAAGGAACTCTCAATACCGATCCTTGTGTAGCAACTTGGATTCCCGCCCCGTTAACAAACACCGCAACAGGAATTACCGAAAACATATTAGGATATGTTTTTGTCCCTCCAGTTCCCGGAGTTCCATATTCTGGTGAAACAATCCAACGAAATGATTTTTACATTGCTACTGGTCAGTTTGCGTGGCTAAGAGCTAACATTAGTAATGTAACTCTTGGCATCGTGGACCTTGTAAAAATAGCGTTTTAAATTTTGCTTGACAATTATAATAAATTATCATAATATAAAGACATATCTATATTAGAAGGATCATTAATGAACATCACCCCAGAACAATTAGAATATCTTAGAAAACAGCATGTACAGTTTGCCATACCTTGTTATGGCGGAATGCTTTTTGAATCCGTGGCAACATCCCTTATCAAATTTGCTATTTTTGCTCAGAGAATCGGTATGCCATTTAGTTTAGATACAATGGTTAATGAATCGTTGATTCAACGAGCGAGAAATCATTTGGTTGCTAAATTCCTTGAAAGCAATGTAGCAACCCATCTTATGTTTATTGATAGTGATATCGGTTTTGAACCAGAACATATTTTGAAATTGTTATTACACGATAAGGATATTATCGGTGGTTTATACCCAAAAAAATCTCTTCCCCCTGATTATGTTGTGAATGTTAGTCCTGAAGCCGTTGATGAAAAGGGCCAAATAAAAGCAGTTGATGGATTAATTCCAGTAAGCCGTTTGGGAACTGGTTTTATGCTTATAAAACGCGATGTTTTTGAAAAACATATTGCCGCATATCCACAAACCAAATTTACCAATAACATTGGATTGGACCCAAAATTTAATCCATTTTGCTATACATTTTTTGAATGTTGGATAAGTCAAGACGCCAATAGAGAATATCTATCAGAAGATTGGGGTTTTATTGTTAAGAGCCGAGTAATCGGTATTCACGCATATGCTGATCCAACCATTCGTTTAAATCATAGTGGAACTTTTGTATTTCCAGGCGATCCAACCGCGTTGTATAATAATATGGGTGTAAAAGTGGAAAACAATCCACAACTTATGCCAAGAATTGCAATGCGTAAGGATGAAATTGCAGATGATAGCGCAAAATTAGTGGTTCAGCCCGATATGGTAGCATTAGAAGAATATCTCAGAAAGAAAGAACTGAATATAACTATACCAAAGACTGATATAGAACAAAAACTTATAGAAGAAGCCGCCGGCGCAGCGAAATCGTCAAATCCTCCAACACCCGAAATAAGTATAGAAACAACGACTACGAACCAATAGTACTAAATATTAATAGGGAAAAAGGCCCGCGCTTGTCGGGCCTTTTTAGTATATGAAAATAAAAGAGCTAACTTCCGATATTGGCAAAGTCTACATAGATTTGGATGGCGTAGTTGCCTATTGTGATAAGGGAATAGCTGACTTTAATAATATTGCCGTTGAAGAAACATTAGCCGCAGGATTTGATAACAAGTATTGGAAAAATGTTATAAAGAATGCCAACATAAAAGATTTTTATGCTAACTTAGAGTGGGAACCTAACGGCAAGAAATTATTGAAATGGTTTGAGGATCGTGATATTCCCATTACTTTTCTAACTCGTCCCACAAAAGCACCAACAACTAAAGATTGTATTGAAGGGAAAAAGATATGGTTGAAAAATAACAATCTTGATTCTATTCCTGTTCTCTTTGAGTTTAATAAAGAGAAATACGCAATTTCAGGAGATAAAGTAAATATCCTTGTGGACGATCAACAAAAGAATATAGATAAGTGGAATGAAGCTGGCGGAATAGGTTTGTTATACAAGAACGGTAATTTTTCAACTATTATAAAAGAGCTTGGGAAGATATATGAAAATCAATGAAGTCATAGACGACCGGGAAATTAAGTTTGATGAATTAGCCGATGCACAGCGCGGAGAACCCGAACAAGCAATGCTTCGTTGTCAGATGCACCCGTTAGGAGCTGGTACTACAAATACACTTGAGCATGTGGGTGATTTGACAAACCGTATGGCTCAACATTTCTCTAGTTTTCAAGGTCAATATGGAATAGTTCAAGATAAAGTTGAAAAAACTCTTCGATGGCTTACAAATGAATATGGCTTTGAACGAGAATTAATGGAAAATCTAAAAAATAACTACGCATATTATGTAAGGAAAAACGACCCTCGTATTGGAGGGAAATCCTTTGAGGAATTGAAAGGGGATTTTTTCAAGAGATGGGATGCTTATTCTACTGCTCATACCAAATTAAAGGTTTATAATAAAGTCCAGCAAAAGGCACGAGATGCTGCCGTTGAGCTTGGCAAACGAGATTTTGAGATGGCCATTCTTAATCTTGAATATCTCAAGAAGGTCTTAGATAAGGGTAGAGCTTATTACGCTGAAATGGCGGGGCAATACACACCTGAACAATAGAAATATTCAAATAGCAGATTTTCATAAATATATGTATGGAACTCCGCGAATTATACGAATCTACCGACCAAATTCTGCCACGAAAGATACTTTGTATTTTCCCTGGGGGATTTCATCCATTCCACAAGGGACACGCCGCAGTATATAATTTACTTCAAAAAACCTTTCCATCTGCCGATGTATTTGTGGCATCATCCGACAATACAAAAGATCGTCCATTTCCATTTAAAGAAAAGAGATTTTTGGCTGGACAAGCTGGAATTCCTGCTAATCATTTTATAAAGGTTGTAAGTCCATACCGATCCGAAGAAATTACCAAAAATTATGATGCTAATAGCACAGTCCTGATTTTTGCTCTAAGCAAAAAGGATCAGGAACGACTTCGTTCAACAATAAAGCGAAATGGGGAAGCATCCTATATGCAGCCCTATCCTGGCACCATCAAAAAATGTGAAACTTTTGGCAAGCACGGATATTATATCGTTGTTCCAACAACTAAATTTGATGTTAATGGACAAGAAGTTCAATCGGCATCTGCTATTAGAGAAATGTATAAGAAAGCAGATGACGCCACTCGTTTGAAAATCATTCAATCCTTGTATCCACCTGCAACAAGACTTGAAAAAATCAAGGAGATTCTTGATAAAGTATTGAGTAATGTGCCTATTACGGAATCTAAGAATAACGAAGTAATAAAAGTAGGCAAAACCTATGAAACAACTTTACCGTTGATAGTAGATATTCTCAAACAGAAATTATATGTCCCAGGACGATTAGCTCAAGGACTTTTTGGATTTATTAAAAATTTTGAACACAAAAATCATATCAAGCCATCCAAAGAAGTTTTATGGCCAATGTCTAAATTAGCAGTTTTATATGTTAATGGCCAAGCAGTTGCTTGGGTTTTAAAAACAAATAAAAAGCATATTGAAACAGCCAAGCATTCATATCTGACTAAAGATCAAATTAAAGATGCTGAGAAAAGAGGTATTGGAAAAGAACAACAACGATTAGAAGATGCTACATATTGGAGATTTACAAAACCTGCATTTCGTCATCAAGGATATTACCACAAACTTAAAAAGGCAATTAATTCACCCATTACAGAAGCGTGGTTTCAAAAACCCATAATATTAGAGTATGAACGAGAACAAATTCTGAATAAGCTACTTCCATATTTTAATATAGAATATTCTCCTGGAGTTATGATAGCCCCATTAAATATAGCTGATCGTCTCGGTAGCACTCGTTGGACCGATAAAAAAATTCCATATATCTCTTTACCTAAAATTCCGTATTTGTTTGGAATTATCATTAGTCCAGACGCCGCTAGAGATAAGGTGATATATAAACAAATATTGACCCACGAATTATGCCATGTTGAAGATATACTAACTAATGTATTTCCATTATACGAAAAAAATCCAGAATACACACATCCAATGGGTGACGAGCATGGTCCTTCTTGGCAAAAAATTGCCGCCAGAATTAATTCTAAATTTGGACCAAACTATGTTTCACAATATAGTGATACTAAGCATTCAATGTTTGGAAATTTAAAACGCGGGCCGTCCCTAAGAAATGTTAAAGAAGATTACATAGACGATCAAGGTTTCTGGGCTGGAGAAGGTGGTGGAGCAAGTGGAATTCTTCCTGTTTGTAAATCAACAAAGCGTCTTTGTTTAGCGTGGAGAAGCGATGAAGTTCTCAATGGAAATTGCTGGGGGACTCTTGGTGGTGCTATAAAAACAGGATCAACTGCGGCAGATAGTGCTAAAGAGGAAATGGCAGAAGAAACAGGATATCGCGGCCCAATAAAATTACATCCTGCTTATGTTTTTAAATCAGGCACTTTCTCATATCAAAATTTTATCGGTGTTGTTCCATCTGAATTTGGATTTGCTCCAGAGGAAGGAACCGGATGGGAAACTACTCATATCAAGTGGGTAACATTTAGTGAGATGATGGATGATATCAAAAAGAATCCATCAAGTTATCATCCCGGTCTTGTTGCGTTAATCAAGAATTCATATAAACAGATTGCGGACTTGTTGAAAGATAGGTTAGTTGAATATGTCTATGACACCGTTCAATATGATCAAGATGGGTGGTTTATGCCTGATGGAAAATATATTCCTTGCGGATATTTTAATCACTATAACGAATTACGAAAACACGGATTTCACAGCGCAGATGAAGCCGCCGATGAAGGGTGGATGCATTATACTGTTTCTGTTGATGAAGCAGAATTTTGGATTGGAAAGTTAACACCAAAAATGGAAGATTTTTTAGAAAAGATAGCAAGGAGAATTGAAAAGTCGTATCCGATTATAAAAATTGCAACAGCAGATAATACTCAGTATGAATGGACAGGAAAAGAATTTGTTTTAATTAGACGTGCAAGAAAGCAAATGGAGTCTAAAAATTCAAGTTTAATTAAGCAAGATGGTTGGATTCTTCCAAATGGAAAATTTATAGCAAATCAGCCAAATTCTGGGCATTTTGAAGTAATGGTGCGATACGGTGTAAGAACATATAATGATGCATATGATAAAGGGTGGATACATATTTCTACTGTTTTTGGAAAGGCGTTTTTTCAAACACAAAGATCATTTGAAGATGTTGAAAAGCAAATAACAAAAATAGCTAAGTTAACTCAGCAAGTATTTCCAGAAATTTATTTAGAATGTGGGCAGAGATATCCAGGAGATACAGATAAAGAATATGAATGGAATGGAAGAGAATTTGTAAAAACAAAAAATAACATATATGAGCATATCAAAAAACTAAAAAATGGCAAGTATCGTCTTCTCTCCAAGAAAGGAAAGAATCTTGGAACTTTTAGTAGTCATAAAGCGGCGGCTAAGCACGAAGGAGAGGTTGAGTATTTCAAGCATTTGAAAGAAGGATTATCACCCAAATCACCACAAGCAATGGAATATAAAAAAAGACGAGGAAGTAAAACAGGATCAATAACTACTGATGGTTGGTTATATCCTGACAAAACTTTTGTTCCAAACGGGATAGTTAGCCACGAAGCTATGGCAAGACGATTGGGATTCTATGGTTATAGTAGTGCATATAAAGCAGGGCTGTTAAGAATATCAATTTCTCATTTTAATCATTTTGGATGCATGGAAACGCCAAAACCGTTAGCTCAAGTAGAAGCATTATGTATTAGTACTGTTAAGAGACTAGTTGATTGTGCAACAATTGTGGCGTATGTTGGAAGTGGTGGTACATACGGAAGATACGAATGGGATGGAAAACGGTTTAATAAAACAAAACCGTGGATTAATGAAGCTCCTGATTTTGGATACAAATCTTTTGTCAATAGAGATGAAGAAATTAATAAACTAAAATGGGTTATTGATAATCAAGGCAAGGATGGTTTTATAGTTAAAGCAGTAAAACAACACTATGATGACGAATATCCTGCTAGTTTATTACATGGAAATTATGAAGGTATTTTGATTGCAAGGCCAACAGATTATACCGTAATAACTCCCGAAGGTTCTTATAAACAAACAGGGCATAATATTCAAGTAAATTGGGTTGGCTTATCAAAACGAACAAAAGGATATTGGGTTGCTACTGGATTAGGGCAAATGTTATATGATAAAGCAATTGCATACGCTAAAAAGTGGGGGTATGACAATTTTCAAAGCGATAGCCAGATATCACAGTCCGCAAGAAAAGCGTGGGCGAAACTTGCAAAAAGATATCCTGTAAAAAAGGTTAAGGAAGGCCCATATAATGTGTTTAGGATTGATTTATCAAAAGTTCCAACTCTTGTAAAAGAGGATATAGGAGATGTTGTAACAATAAAATCAGAAGATTTTGGATTTCAACG